TTTGTAAGGGGAAGGTTTTCGAGGTATGGAACCAGCTTACGCATAATACCCTGTTGTACCCATTGGTAATCAACAGGCTCACAAGATATTAAGCGTGGGCCGCGTGAATCCTTCGGCACGAGTATTACTCGTGCAGGAAGGTCTTTGTCTCCAATCTTTGTGAGATTGGTGACATCGTCGCAAACATGACTCAATGAAGAGTAAAAATACTCGTCCAAGGGGTAATATTCGCGTATTCGACTACTAACATTAGTCCAACGAAACTTCTCCTCGAGTTGTTGCCGAGTGGCAACAGCTCCAGGTCCGTGTCGAGGGACGATGTCGGTTAAGTCGAAATGTTCAAAAACTCTCCATAGGAGAGCTCGAGCATTACGTGTCACTCGTGCCTGAGACCAGGTATAATCCTGGCTATAGGGTAACGAGTGAAGTTCGTCGGTAGCCTGCGAAAGATTCGCAAACATGGACGATAGTTCCGAAAGGTCATCCTCGGTCTTTATAAACCGATCAATAACCTTTTGTTCTTGTTCATCCGAGTAAGGTAGCTCGTACTTATAATAAATCATAAGTACTTGCCGAATTACGCGAACGCTTTCTGCACACGGGTCTTGAAGGACCGTGCCGGTTGGAGAACAGACTTTACTAAAGAACTCACCTAAAAAGATAGGAAGTTCACTGTTCCTCATGGTTGCAAAGCCATGAGTAGCAGAGTTTAGTATAGCCTGTCCAGATAAGACTTTATCAAAAGTCTTACCTAACTTGGGCAAGGTTTTCGTAAGAAAACCTATTCCTTCATAACGCAGTCTAGCCGAAACGACTTTCGTCGTCAAGCGAAGACTGCGCGTGTTGAACACAGCTCCATGTGACATGTGAATGTCGCGGAGCAGTGCAGCGATGAGCTTAGTTTCTACTAACTCGTCTTGCCTCTTATAGGATGCCATAAGGTATTCCTTGCAAGAGTATGCACTGCTAAACGATACCAACGTGTCTTACCACTACATCCCATATGTCCAATAAAAGAACATACAAGAAGAGGCAGTTCGAGCCCGTGATCCCCAATCAGATAAGGCATGCTTCTAGGCATGCGGTATATCTGTGGAGAGTCGTCGGACTTGATACGGCCCAAC